GAGAAGAGCTTGGTTCGGAGGATGCTACTCTGTATCGAGCTGCAAAGTCATTTATGCCTGATACATTAGATGCAACTGTATTCACATTAGAAATATCAGTAGCAACAGTTGATATGTTTGATATAACACCTGATGCGTTAAGTGCCGCCATATGACCCACAACAGTTGATGTTCCTAAATTACCCATTGCCGTTACATTTGCAGATGTTCCAAGAAATCCCATATCTTCTACAACAGCAGATGTACCAAGTAATGCCATATCAGCTATAACATCACTCGTTCCTAACAATGCCATAGCAGATATGTTGCTTGATGTAGCCAACAATCCCATATCTTCTATAACTGCTGACGTAGCAAGTAACCCCATGTCTTCTACCACAGCAGAAGTACCCAATAAATTAATAGATGTTGTTACATCAGCTAAACTTTGAACAGCAGTAATAGTTGGTCCAGCTTCTGCAGCACCAGTTGTAGCATTGAATCCTAATACAGTTCCTACTCTTGATGCTTTGAGAGGTAGCTCCATAGATGCAGCAGCATCCGAATCTTGTAATCTTATTGACCGTGAAATTGTGTCATCAACATCAGCATCTATTGCAACTAATTTATCCAACTCTGTATTAAGAGAAGAAATGTTAAATGCACCAGAAACTGGAAAGTCTGTTGTTCTTTCAAGTGCTATATCTCTTGTTATTACTACAGTTGACCCACCACTTGCTCCTGTTACACTCATTGTAACTGTCCCTGTTGAACCATTACCACCTGATACTGTGTAGTGAGTAGTGATTGTTTTTAACGTATTGTCTACAAATACATTAAGGTCTGCTGCTGCAAAAAACTCAAAGTTTACTGTAAAAGAGGTCTGTGTTTGCCCTTGAGCAACTGAATACGACACTCTTGGTGTATTATCTGATACTGATATAGTCATAACGAAACTCTACTTTCTTTTTTAATTTTAGTCAAACTTCTCATCCAGCGTATATGCTAAATCTCTTACATGACTTTTAATATATGGAATGCTTGCAAAAGGTGCTAGCTTCAATAAATCACCAGCACCTTTACCAAAGTCACCAGCAATCATTTCATGTATTGCATGAACAACACTCAATGAATGACTTGGACCAGCACCAGTAATTCCTATCAATGCTTCATGTGGAGTATCTTTATATTTAGGGCTAAGAAATCCACCAGTAATATTTGTTCCATTTACAGCTAAGATTGTATGCATAGATTCGTAGAACAAATCCATATACAAAGCAGCAATACCGGAATACTCTATTGACTGCATCATTTTATCTTGAAAATCCATATTATCCCAAACGTAGTCAGGCTTTCTCAAACTTAGTCCAGCATACGCCAAACCAATACCCATTATCGGAGCCATAACTCTACTCTTTACAGTGCCTTGAGCAATAGACGCAGTTACTTTATTCAGAGCAGCAAAAGAATATGAAAAGAACTGAAAAGGTAATCCTAACAATGGAATATCTAATTTAACATAGCCTGGATAATCTTTACTTTCTTTTAGCAATCCACCTAATCCAGCTTTGTTAACAGTAGATGTACGCAAAAAGACCAGACCATCTACAATCTTTGGCTTATCTGCTGGAGTACCCATAAGCACAGTATTTAAAATACCACTTGATAAAGCACTTTTAAAATTATCTACAAGAACCTCATCACCCCACTCATCATAATCAGCAAGATATAAACCTTTATCGCCTTCCATATGTTTTTGGATTTTACCATCAAGTACAAGTTGATTGATTTTATCAGCATCTGCTTTGTTTATGTTGTATCTGAGAAGGTACTGTTTATCAAAGTCACTTGCTTGACCTCTACTCCATCGAACTGCTGCTTGAATATAATGGTCAGTTCTTAATATCCCATCTAATCTTTTTAATGCTGTGGTAACTATTGTAAGACCATTCAATATGTAAAATACATTTTTTGTTTTATCTAAGAAATGGTCACCCATTTGATTCATTTGCATTTCACTTACATATTTATTATTAATTGACCCTAACGTAAGGTCTATTGCTTCTCCACCTTTACCAATATTCTGTATTGTTTTTCTAAAAACTTGTGGATTAAAAAATACTTGACTCAATCCATACAAAGTACGACCCACACCATGATTCATCATTATTGTAGCTGGTTCAGCAATTGTTGAGTATACAACACTACCAAGAAAGTTAAGCTGCGCTCCACTTCTTACAACATTTATAAGCTTTTTTGATATACTATAAGGATTATCATGTAGTCTGCCAGTAACAACCCTATCATACATAAATCTTACATTCATAAAGTGTCGTTCTGCATCGGCGATGCTATGACCATTTTCTATAGCAGAATCAAATATATCATCTCTTATATCATTTATAGTTTTAAAGATTCCAAACTCTCTTTTAAACTCAACAAGTCCAGCAGTTGACTGCACATATTTTCTGTATACTGATATTGGGTCAGTAACTATAAAATCTATTAGCTTACTATTCGGTATATCTAAGACTCTACCCATCAAATGCTTTGATACACCTACACCAACAAATATTTCATCTACTGGTGCTTCTTCTTCATGCAGTATTCTTTTGGTTGTTTGCTCTGCTAGCTTTCGAGCATCAGGCTCTGTCATTAAACCTTTTTTTATCTGATTCTTATTATTAAATCTGTACCTTGTTTTCATTAACTCTGTAGTGAGAATGTTGATGAATCGTTCTCTGTTATTTCTAATTGCTTGCGTATCAAAGTTTCTTGGGAAAAAGTTGTCATCTAAATATTCTTTGCCAAGTTTCTTGGCTTCATCCATAGACTTAACTCTTTCAATCATAGAGTTAATATCATCTTTTATAGATGTTAATCGAGCATCGTAATTTTCAACATACCCTACAAATTTTGTTCTCTGTGCTGCTAAGTCATCTCTTTTTTTGCCAATCAGCTTGCCCTTTGCTGTCATCTTTAACTTTTCATCAATGGCTTTTATCTTTTCTACATACTTATCTCGTACTTTTTGCCTTGCTTCAGCATCAAGTTTTTTATTTTCAATCATTGTTTTTAGAAAGTCTGTACCACCCAGCAGTCCTACCGATTCTTTTTCAAGACGTTCATCTTTAAATTTTTTCTTGAGATAATCTAATGCTGCTTGTTCAAAGTCATTTGTACCTTTTTCATCTTTCATATATTTTACAGCAACATCATGCATAAACTCTTTTTCACTTTTAATATATCCACCACCCATTCTTTGAGTTGCACCAGTATAAAGTTTTTGCCATTCTATCTGCTCCATTGAAAACAAATTGGTTGCTTTCAAATCACTCATACCAATGCTTCTCAAATAAAAACTTCTCATAGTGAGAATCATGTCATATATCTTCCCATCATGAGTTTTCTTTCTTTGGAATATACTGCTGCCTAGTTTCAGACCTCGCTTTACTAACTCAAGCCCTATACCACTATCATGTCCAATCTTTAACATAGCATACTTTGCTGTGCCAGTTGCTGTTTCATCAAATAAAAGTGACTTTATTGGAGTAGGTACAAACTTAAATAAAGGACTATTAATAAACTTACCTCTATCAAAATCAAGAAACTCATTTTTTGCATCTATAGCTTTGCGTGTATTTTGTATTGCAACATCATTATCTGCTTGTCTTAGTCGAAGTTCTTCAAGTCTATTTTCAGTAGCAGTAAGAGAACTCTTTAATGTCTTCATCTCTTTATTGTTATTTGTTGCTCGAAGGACATACTCTCTCAATTGTTTTTTATGAAGAGGATTTCCTTCTCGATAAGCTTCATCTCTTTTTGTACCAAAGCGTAAGACTTCTTGCTGCTGTGGGCTGCTAAATCCATTTTGTTTTATTCTGCTTTGTACTACTTCAAGCTTCTTGCCTAGTTTTTCTATTTTAGTTTCTATACTTTTTATTGTTTTTCTAAGCTGGGGTAATGCTTTTTCATACATTCTTTTATTACCAATGAGCTTATCACTATTAGCAAGAGCTTCTATTTCATCAGCTTTCATAACTTTATTATTTATCTTTATTTCTTTTATTTTACCTTCAGCAAGTTTTCTTGAATCTTTGAATATCTTTTGTCTTTGAACATAAGAGTTTTCTTTTTGTCTCTGTACTAAATCATCTATTTCACTTTTTAATCTAGCTCTAAAATCAGGCAAAGAATCACCAGCATCATTTGCTAATCTCTCAAGTGCAGACCTATTACCTTTCAATAAATCTCTTCTCATGCGTAAACCAGATGCAATATCTAAACCTTCTTTAAGAACATCTTTTACTTGGTCTTTACTATATGGAACTAATGCATCTGCTATTGGTCTTGGTCCAACATCTCTAACTTGAGCTGTTCGCACAGCATGAGTAGCAAAATCAACATCCTGATTATTTCTTTGCACATTTTTTACAAATTCATCTGTTGTCTTCCTTATCCTTCGAGCTTGTAAAGTTCTTGGCATACCTATAAATCCACCAAGCACACCACCAAACACTGCTGCTGTTCCCACACTTGCTGCAACCTCTCCAGGAGTTGCTAATGGGTCAAATGGGTATCTTGTTGCTTCTTGAGCTGCAACAATAACACCAGTACCAGCACCCACTCGAACTGCTGACCTTGCTATGCCAACAGTAGGTCCACCAAAAGGTAAAGCAATAAAATTGATTGGGTCAAAGAATGCTGCACCTAAGTTCTGAAAGAATCCAGAAAACTTTATTATCTCTCTTCTTTTTATATTTTCATCAAGAACTCTTTTCTTAAAATTAAAATGCTCAAGATTCTTTGAGTCTGCAAAGTAATCTGCATGCTCTTCATATCCAGCTATAAGTTCTTGGTCAAAAGGATTGAAGTCTGGGTCAAATGGAACTGGTGGTGCATTCTTTATATCTTCTAATGCTTTGAAAGAATCAAAGTCTTCTGGCATTCCAAGTGTCGGTGGTACACTACCAGCTAGTCCAAAGTAATATGAGAGAGGTCGAGCAATACCTTTTGTATCGAACTCAAGGTCTTCTTTAAATGCTTCTATCTGACTGTCATAGTTGAATCCAAGCTGTGCTTGTGTTGTTTCCCAAAATGTAGGTGAAATATTTTCATTAGGAACAAACTCTCCTATTTCTGACATGCCAGTAGGATAATAATTTATATCAAGTAAAAAATTAGTTTTGACCATCTAGTGACAATCCAAGTTTCTCAAATAAACTTCTACGTAGCTCTACACCATCTGCAAGCATCTCTTCAAATATATCATCAAAGACACCATCTTCTACCAAAGCATTATTCAAACTCTGTGCGGAAAATACCAAAGGCACTTCACCTTCTTGTTCTGTTGATACAACATTTACTGGTGACAGTCTGCCATTCTTTTGAACAAATGCTTGATATACAGTTTCTTGTGCTGATGCTGTTGGATATGCAACTAATATAACTCTACCACCATCTAATTCTTGAGCAAGAGCTGTACCTTTGTTTGCAGCTTCTGTAGCTCTTAATGCTTCATATGCTTTTTGTTGTGCAGAAGATGTAAAAGTAACTGGGTCTTGTACTTCTCTTGGGTCACCATAAGTTCTAAGAAAGCTATCACTCATTACTGTGTTTGGGTCAAATACAAAACCTTCTGGTAAAATACTATTAATATATTGTATTGCTGCATTATATTTTTGTGGTGAGTTGAAGTATCTTTGTAAACCATGTCTGGTTCTTGTAAAACTTTTTGGACCATTATTTGTAAATTCTAAAATGTTTCCATCTGATTCCATGTATTCTTGATTTACATAGTCTTTTAGAAAGTCTTTGTATTCTGCATGAAACTCATTTAAATCAACATTGTTTTTGTTGACCATATAACTTCTGTATAAAAAATCTGTTAGAGTTTTTATTTCTTCCGGAATATTACCTTTATTAAAAACATCTGCTGAATGTATAAGACCTTCAATAATTGCATCTGTATTTACATTTAGTCGCGGATTCTTCAACTCTTGTGGCATGTAGTCAATGAGTCCTAATCGTATTTCAGCATATTCATCTTGTAAATCTTTTGCTGATTGATTAGTCATAGCTTTATAAATTTCAGTCAATGGTTCACTTCTTGTAACCTCAACCATTTGTGAATCTGGCAAGTCACCACCAGAAAAATCAGCACTTACCATTTCTGTCTCTCTTACATTACCAGTAAGTTTAGAAATTTGTGCTACAGCTAATAATTTATTAATTGTATCATTAACTTCTTTAAATTTGTAATCACCACCCTCAACCCTAGCACCTCTATAGCCAAATGCACTTCCTTTGAAATTAGTGCCAGGTATTGCTCCGTGTTGTAGCCTTTGCACATGAGTTATCAATGCACCCATCTGTTCATTATTAAGACTAGATGTTTTATCTAGTATTCTAATAAATGATGCTGGTAGATATCCATCTGCAATAAACTTATACATTGTATTAGTAATTTTGCTATCTGCTTCAAGTGATGCTGCACTTAATAAATATCTCTCTAAATTTTGTTCTGGACTTTGACTTGAATTATAGAACCCTCTTGCTTGTGTTCGCACCAAGTCAATCAACATATCATTTGTATGTATTGATGTTTTCTCGCTGGATTTGATTGTTCTATCCATAATTTGTTTATTAAAATTTTGAGTATCTGCAAGTTTCTGATATGCCTTTGCTGTTGCTTGAACCTCTGATTGTAACTCTCGTAGTCTTGTTTCGAGAGCTTTATCAGCTCCAGCCACATAGTATTCTTTATTATCTACTGTATTTAATTTGAATGCTATAAGGTCTTCTGGTACACCTTCTTTATTTTGAGGATTCTGAATATAATTAACCACAGAGTCGATACGTTTTCTAATTTCTGGATTTACAACAAACTCTCCATTTACCTCTACAAGCATTTTAACATTTGATTGTAAATCTTCTTCTACCATTTTCAGCATCACGTTATGTGTTGCTTGCGTAATAGCTTTATCAATATTATCTCTTACACCACCTAAAAATGGTGTAGTTATTTTTGTCCCTTCCTTTTTCATTTCTTCTTGTATTTTTGCAAGAAAGGAATCTCTTATAGATAACATATTATCTATATTCTCTTGAGAAACATCTGTTGTTTTTGCTATTCTATCTATGTCAAATAATATTGATTTATTCTCATTGAGCAGCTCAATAGCGGCTTCTAATCCTCGTAAATCTTTTGCCTTTTTTTGAGATGCATCAAAAGCAGCTTTTACTAATAATTCACCTTGCCTTGTCTGTCTGGATAGTTGGTTTACATCTTCTCTTAAATTATTTAAGTTGCTTGCTTCAAGAAAGTTTCTGTCTCCTAAGTCAGTTCTTATTTCTCTTACTCTCTCTTTTATATTATCTGGTAGAGTGTCTTTTATCGAGCCATCAAGTTGTTTTATTTTTTCTAAATCTTCTTCATTACCAGTTGTAAGATAAAGAGATATAGCATCTATATCTCTACTTGATACACCTTTTATGCTAAGTATTTCTTGTGTTAAATTTTCAGTAACATCACCTTGCATAATTTTTCTGTATGTGCTTTCAACATTTGAGCTCAATAAAATGTCAGGTCCAACATCTTCAGCAACCTTTACAATTCTATCTAAATAAGTATCGAACACATCTTTGCTAGTATTCTTTAAATTTTTATATTCACGCAATATATCTATTATTTTATTTTGTGCTGCATCTTTCTCTGCATTCTTACCACTTGAACTAGACCTATCTGAGTTTGCAACAATAGAATTTTTAGCAACAGCTAGTTTCTTTGAATAGTTTGAAACAAACTCTTGCTCATAATATTTCATATTTGTTCTGACTTCTGATGCCTGACTTAAAAGTTCTGGATTTGCTTCTAGCACAGCATCCTTAAATCCAGTTTGAAGATATATATTTAATGCTGGTATTTCTTCTTTTGCTAATGGCTGGTCATATAAAGAAGCGATAGCAGTCTTTGTACCTATTGCTTTCATCTTCCGTCTTACACCTTGTGCATAATTTTTACTCGATGCATCAAGAGATGTTTGCTCATGCATCTCAGCACTCTTGATTATATTATCCATTTGATTGAGACTTGCTGATATAAGTTGTGTATTGCCTTGCTCTAATCCAGTTTCTAAATTGAATATAAATTCAGCAACATCATTATTTATCATTGTTTCATTTCGTGCTTGTGCTGCTTTAACTTGTAGTAATGTAAGGTCAGCCACATGGTCACGAACAGTTGCTGTACCAGCATCTTTAATTATATTTTTAAATTCATCAGGACTATTATCGACAATCTGGTCAAGATAGTTTGACATAGCATTATTAAATGCTTGGTCACCACCAACAGTATTTTGATACTTTGCTCTTAACTCTTTACTGCGTAGTTTGATGTCATCTTCTACACTTTTCATGTAGCGTTTTTCAGCTAACTGCTCAAAAGCTTTCTTGCCTATAGAACCCATCTTTTGAAACTCTTCAGTAGAATAAGCTTTAAACTTTCCATTCTCATCGAGAGTAGTGAAAGATTCTATTGGAGCAGACCTTGCTCTCTCTTCTCCAACTTCTTTTGCATTTGCAGCTAGTTCATCAAACGCAATCTTGTTAAGTTGATTAATACTATCTGCTGTGCTTACAAAAGATTGTTCCACAGCATTAGACCTCTGTATCAATCCTATCGGTTGATTTCTAAAAGTTGTTGTCTGTCTAATTACTTTGACCATTATACACTTGTCTTATTAAGGTTGTAGAAAGATTGAATGCCTTGTGATACTGCTCGAAGATAGTAAGCTCTTTGTTTTGCTCTACCTTCTATTCTAAATTGTTCAGCCTGTCTTCTCGACTTATCATCTGTAAATAATGCCTGTCTATCCATTCTTGTAATATCTTTACCAACAGTTGCTTCTTGCTTTTTTCTAAATGCTCTTAAACTTCTATCAAGACCTTTATCTCTACTAAGTCCACCAAATAAATTAGCATTATTTATTGATTGGTCAGCAAAGTATTTTTCTATTCTGTCGTTATGAAGTTGTGCAAATTTCAATTTATTTCTCTTTCTATCTTCTTCTGCTTCTCTTGCTTTTGATTCTGCTTGTTGTCTTGCTGCATCTCCAGCTGCAACTGTTGACGCAACAGACAATACTGAACCAACTGCTCCTAATATTTGTAAAAATGGTAATGCCATTAGAATGCTATCTCCGCTACTATTGAATTAATCTGTAATGCCAATGGTGCATTCTGTGTAATAGTTACTTGTGGGTCTGTTCCAAACCCTAACAATCTAAACTCTTTTTTACCAGTAACTGCATTTCTTGGCTGGCTCATATCATCAGTTACCTGACGTATAATTAAGTTAGTATTATTTACAGTAACGGAAAGAGTATTGTTCAAATCAAGAACTACTCTTTGTACTGTTCTTGGTTGTCCAGTCAAAGGTCCATCTGCAACTTGTGCATCTATTGGATTTGTTTTCAAAGTAACATCAAACTTAAAACCTATTTCTGCTGAAGATATAGAAGAGTCTACTGACGATACGTCCACATTACCACCAGACACAGTAAAACTCCCAAGATAAAAAGTCCCATTGACCACATCAACCACAGCTCCGTT